GGATCCAGAGGCACTAGGCTTTCTGTTTCAGTACTGGCTTGCGAGCCGTATTGGCTTTCGCAGGTTTTCCTATGCGGGGCTTCCTGGGCCCACCCTTGTTGGCCGCATCACTGGCTCGGGGTTTTCGGTTCGCTGCTTTTTGCGAATCGCAGGAGGTTTCACTGGTGGTATCACAGTGCGCGGGTAAGTCCTCCGCGGGGGGGTCAGCAGGTACAGATGATCGTGCAAGCACCACATCTCCGTCAACAATGACGTCGACAGATGTTGGTGTTGCTGGCACGATTTCTGCACATAAAGGGGGACAAAGCAGGTGTTCAAGCGTGTTGGTATGAGCCAACCAATTGTTGAATATTGAGCGATCGAATCCAGGAAACTGGACTTCGAACTCGTGATCCATCCATTCGCCATCATCTGCATTGGGGTATTGTTGGCTCTCCTCAAACTTAGCCCACCAAGACCCGATTCCAAGAACAGGGGTGAGCGCCGGCGAAAGGGAGACAGCACGTCTGCAAAGTTGACCAATGACAGGCGTGTTCCCGTCGGTGGCAACGTAAGACATTGCCTTCTCAACGAGTTTCTGCGTATTCCGTACATTACACGGTAAGCCAACTGTTGTGTGGAACTTAGAGAGTTGCCTCTTGACGTCGCACATACTGTTAAGACTACCTTCCCAGACGTCGGGAGAATAGTAGCGAGCCAAAAAGTTGACCCCTCTTTCCCCGCGTGGGACGATGGACGCTTCCAGTACAAGTCCCAATTTCTTCGCTGCCCAGAGGTGATCTGCTGCGGGCAAGTCAGCATCAACTCCATCGTCACCAAGGTGGATTCCGAGGGCAGAAAAAGCTTCGTCAGCTGTATATCTGCTTCCATCGGGTTTCCGTGCATGACGGAATCCGAGGAAAGAGTTGAAAGTTGATCGTACAGTTTGCACGATAGACGTTGTTGCGCAGCCAGAACCTTGTGCAGATCCCTGCTTAAATTTTGTTCCTTCTGGGAACACACCGTCATTATCTGCGGTGTTGTCGAGTAACTCATTCAATTCAGTGCGTTGTTCTGGGAAAGCAGCCATGAACAACAAACGATCAACCATACGGCACACATACGTGATGGTGCCGTCCATACGGTGGAGATCGGAAAAGTTGGCGGAATTAACGGCAGCGACACACACATCCGCTACACGTTGAGATATTTCCAACGGATTCTTCCCTGGCCCGTACCACTCAAATTGCTTCAAGTGATTCGCTAATGCCATAGCAAATTGCGACATCA